AACGAACAGGATCGGCTGAAGCTGGACGGCATTGTTTCGCAAATGGAATCCAACGGCGAAAAGCCAGAGGACATCCAATTTGTAGTCAACGATTTCAAGTCAAAGTACGAACGTGCTGCCGCTCCCGCCACGATTGCGGAGATGCGTCGTCGCGAGGAGCAGGGGATGGTTGCTGCGTTGCCTGAAGCAGAAGTTGCTGCTGCTGTCGGATCGACCGCTCAGTTGAATCAGGCGGTGCAGGATGCCGGTAAAGTTGGCCAGCAAGAAGGTGGATTCATGGCTGGCTTGAGAGAGACGTTCCGTGGATTAGGATCTGGCGGTGCTGGTCTGGCCGGTGGAGATGTTCTCCGTGCGCCTATTGCTGGTCCTGAAACTCCTGAAGGTAAGCAGTTTAGAGATGCGGCTCGTTTTCAGGCTGGAATAGCAGCAGGAATAGTTGCTCCAGAGTTGCTTGCTGCTGCATCACCAGAAATAGCTGCCGCTTTAACTGCTGCCGGTGGAGCAACTCGCGCAGAACGTGCCGGTAAATTCCTTGGCCGTGTGGGAGCGGAAGCTGTTAGCGGGGGTGCTGGCGGCGCAGCCACTGGTGCTGTTGAAGCGTTGCCTGAGCTTGCTCGCGGAGAATACGGAAAAGCTGGCGAAACGATTGGCGAAAATGTTCTAGCGGGGACAGTGCTTGGTCCGCTTGTCAGCGAGGTTGGTGTTCCGCTTGTTGCTGCTGGTGCTAGGCAGTTGGTTAAACCAGCAGTCGCTACCGGAAAATTTCTCACTGGAGAAGGATTCAAAGGTGCGATGGCGACATTCTTTCGGCCAAGATATTCGCCGAGAGTTGGTTCGTTAGAGACTTCTCAACTTCGAGACATCATTGAGTCGTCTACCGGAGTCAGAGTTCCGGTTGGGGTTGCTGAGGCGATTGGCGAGCCGGGACTTGTCGAAGCAATCAAGAACGCTCCAGTTGGTGCGGAGGTTACACCTCAGCACATGGAAAGCCTCAAGAGGCTGATCGTCCTGAATGCCACCGAGCTGGGCGGAAAGAACACGGGAATCACGACCGATGAGCTAGCAAAGAGTGCTGTCGATATTTTGCGGAAGCGACTCGGAGCTGTCTCAAAGCCTTACGAAGACGCAATCGGAACGCTTTCAGCTCAGTTGAAGCCTTCAATCGACAAGGGTTTGATTGATGTTCAGAACTCAGCCAACGCACTGATTCCTGGCACCGCCGCAACGCCGTCATTTCTTGGCAACAAGTTCCGTGAACTACAACAAGCTGGATACGATTTCTTCAAGCAAACCGACACCAAGAATTTCAACACGCTTCGAAACGATCCTACCTATCAAAAGCTGACCGTAAAAACTCCGAGCATGTCTGAGTGGGCCAACAACATCGATGCTCAAGCGGTTCAGATGTTCAAAGGCACACCCGAACAAGCTGGTGGACTTGTTGATGAGTTTGGATTTCAGATTCCCAAGGAAGAGGTTCTCGCGACTCGCGGAATTCCTTCAACCTATCCAAAGGGTACTCGTGAATATGTGGCCGCTATCGGCAACATGACCGAAGATCAGTCCATTGATGCGCTTAGGAGATATCGCACTCAGATTGGAGATTCCATCGGAAAGGACGACCTGCTTCCCGGCCTTTCTGACAAGGCAAAGAAGGATCTGTACAAGGCAATCACCACGGACATCGACAATGCAATTTCCAATCTCCCAACAGGAACTCTTCGAGAAAAACTCGACGTTGCAAACAAGTTCCATCGCGAAAACGTAGACAAGTTCGTTGGCCGTCAAGTTCAGTCGCTGATCAAAGATGTTGGCGCAGAAGGAGGTGCTGGACCGGCATCTATTGCCAGCAAGCTAGAGTCTGCTGACGCCCCCACTTTTCTTGAGTCAATCAAGAGTGCGGCTCGACCGGAAGACGCTGCTGCAATCGATTCTACCGCGAAAGAATATCTGTTCAATCAAGCTGCAAAGTCTGGTCTTGATCCGGTTACTGGTGAGATTTCCGTTTCTAAAGTCGTCAACTACATCAACGGTCTTGCGCCTGAAATCCAAAGCAAATTCTTCCCGAACTCGAAGCAAATTGCAGGTCTTGCAAAGCGGCAATCTGCGCTGTCTGGACTCGATCCTAACAAGGTTGTTTCAAGCCTGACTGTAGATGCCAATGTCCTTTCTGATGCTCTTGGTTCAAAGGCACCTGAGGTTCAAAAGACAATTGCTGAAGCCATAAAAGCGGCTGGAGAAAGGGACAAACAGTTGCGCGGCACAATTCTTGGCGCACTTAAGAAAGCGTCTTCGAGCGATGTAACTGACATTGTTTCCCAGAATCCTAAAAAGTTCATAGGCGGAATTGTTGACGGCTCGTACACGCCAGAACAGAGCCGAGTGGCACTCGATATGATTGGTCGTGAAAGCCCAATGCTGGTGCAGCAACTTCAGTTTCAATACGTCAATGACTTGATCGAAAAGTACACCACCTCAGGTGTTTTAAACACCAAGCAGTTGGCGGCTGAACTTGCTGGTGAATCTGTTGTTGGTAAGGCGAGCGATGTCCGAAATTACGCCAATGCGGTCTTAGGAACTGGAAAGGTTTCCAGCCTCAAGTCTGTCTTGGACAATGTTTCAAAGTTGGAAAAGCTGAAGGCTCCAATCGCGTCGAACGATCCGTTTGTGGAGGCTATGGCGAGAACTACTGGTGCTGCGGTTGGTGCCGCAGTTGGAAGCGTTGCTCGCGTCGGTCCTATTGGAACAGCGAACCAAGCGGCCCAGATGATTAAGCTCGCTCCTCGCGTGAAGTACAAAATTGCCTCTTACGTTCTTTCAACGCCTGAGTTGAGAGAGCTTGCTATGAAGCCAATCGGTCGATTCTCAAAGGATGAGCTGAATGCTGTTCTCCGTGGAACCGCTCAAGCTGTCGCCGCCACCGAAGGCGAGGAATCTCCCGACATCGACGAACTACAAAACCTCGAACGATGAAAACCTCCCTCTCCAAGAAAGGTAACACTTGGCGCGGACGTAAGGTGACACTGAATTCTCCGCGCAAGATCGAAGGCGTGACTCCGTATCCGAAGAAGAAGACTGTCTTCGTGAAGAACGACAATGGAAAGGTCGTCGTCCTTCATTTCGGTGATGTTCGATACTCCGACTTCACCAAGCACAAGAACCCGAAGCGTCGGGCCAATTTTCGCTCCCGTCACAACTGCGCGGAAGCGAAGGACAAAACAACGCCCAAATATTGGGCATGCAAAAACCTCTGGTAATATGGACAAGATGAAACTTGGCGGTGGCGGACGTTACGAGAAGCTCATCGGCGAGCTTGAGAAGAAGGGTGTGAGAGAGCCTCGCGCTTTGGCCGCCGCAATCGGACGCAAAAAACTTTCCAAGGAAAAATTTCAGTCATTATCCGCCAAGGGTCGGCGTCGCGCTGAACGCGAGAAGGCTAACGCTTAGGTCGTCCGCCCCACGGCTTCTTAGCTGCCGCCTTATCGACTACGAATACCTCAGGCGGTGCGTAGTCCCAGGATATGGTTCCTACACCTCGCTGGATGACGATGGAGCCGGTTTTGTTTCCGTTCTTGTCCTTCAGTCCTGACCTGTCTCCTCGCTTCGCCATTCCGAGCATGAAACGTCGCGGCTGATTGAATCCGACTTCCTTCAGGACAATCACCTCTCTCGCCCAATTGGTCAGATCAGACGATCCGAAGCCTGAGTAGGCCATATCTGCCACGCTCTCAGGTTTGTCGTCCTTACCCTTCGGCTTGGGGAAGTGATGAACCAGCACGATGACGACTCCCGTCTCCATCATAATCGGTTGGAGCAGATGTCGCGTAAAGTTCGCGCATACCTCGATGTCCGATGGATTGCCGCCGATGTACGAGAGCAGAGGGTCGATGTAGACAATGTCTACTTTCGTTTTTCGGATGAGACGACGCAGCATGGTCGTGAAATCTACGCCGGTACGAACAGCCTCGCGAAAGAAGAGCATGTCCGCACGGCGCAATCCATTCTGCCAATCGCTTCCGAAGACCATCTGCGCGGCTCCCTTCAGGGCATCATGCTGATCGGCAATGTCGTTCTCAGCTTGAACGTAGGCCACCTTCAATGGTCGTACCGGCTGACAACCGAACCAATCTGAGCCTATGGCCCACCTCAGTCCTTGGTAGAACGCCATCGAGCTTTTGCCGCATCCGCTCTGACCGACAAAGAGAACCGATGAACCGCGTCGAATCCATCTGTCGCCAATGAGATTGTCAGGGTCATTCTCAGGATCGTAATCGATGATGCTCTGGAGCGTGAACTCCTGAGGCATGTCCTGGGACTCCAGATAGTCCGTGAACGCATCCCAGTTCACGACACCTACATTGATGGCCAACAGCTTCTGTTCCTTGCCATCGCGCATCACGCCAGCCAAGCGGCTAAACCTGCTCGCGTTCTTGTTCTTCGGATCGATGCCGAGGGCTTCGAGATGACGATAAACAACGTCGCGACGCTCGCCCCATTCCTCTTTGTTCGCCGCTTCGACTCTGACCCAGCCGTGCAGGCTCTTGCCGCCTGAATCAATGACGACCGATAGCGGCAGCTTCGAATCCTTAAGAATCGTCCATTGCTCGTCCTTCGTCTTCTCGTCCATCTCGACCAGCACATGGCGGAATGCTGACACGCCAGAATCCGATCCGGTTTCGTCGAGACACGGGTTGACCCGTACATACGCGCCACGGCTGTCAGGACCGTTCCACATGGAACTTATGGGCGGCGTGAAATGCTTCTCAATCCATTCGTCGCGCTTGAGGAACGTACCCTTGGACGCTGGCCTACCTTTACCTTCCTCGTCGCAGATGATGTCGTTGCAGATGCATACAACTTCATCCTGCTCGAAGCAGGCTTTGAGAAAGTCGATAGTTGTAAATCGGGATTCCGGTTGCGGAATTGCTTGGATCTTCTGGACGACGAACTTTCCGGTCGTTGATACGGGCGTTCCGCTCTGTGCGGAAAGAAGCCATCCCTTCGGCTTGTCGTGCGCTACATTCATCGCTTGATTCACCTTGTGGGCCAATTCGCTGGTCTTCCACGGTGGAACGCACTTCGCGTTGTATTCGGCGAGCAGATCTTCGGCAGATCCTCGCGACAGCTCGAAGCCATGCACTAGAGCGGTGGCTACTGCGAAGGTTGCGTTATGACCGCCCTGGCCGCTGACGGCACCGGGGGTGTTGCGAAGCCATGCTCTTGCACGGTCGATATTTGAATTGCTCATTCGATTCCAAGTTGTTTTCTCGCGAGTTCTCCAGACTTGCCAAGGTCAGTCGTGGCTATCTCCTGAAGAACAGAATTTGATTTCTCTAGCTTCTGAAAAAGGAGAGCAAGCTCTTTGGGAGTCATCAGGTACTTGCTCCATTGTTGAATGGGTATGGAGCGAGACTTGAACTTCGCAAAGAGCTGCTCTTGTGCGGCGATGTAATGTTTAGGGCTTCGCATCTAGCAGTACGAACTTGGCATTGAATTCAGCCTTCGTTCGAACGTAGAGCTTTCGCTTGCCTTCCCGCATGTAGGCCACTCCTTGCCACTTGGTTTCTCCGATCCGTATCTCTACGTCGTCGGAGAGGAGTTCAACCTGCACCGAACTGTTTCCTAAGTTCTTGTATTTCATCTTCGGAAGCGTCGTCAAGATGACCAGAACCGCTCGCATGCCAGACACCGTCTGGGTTTCGCTGAGGCTTCGGCTTGCTCATCCATCCACGGAGGATGGCATACTCAACAAGGTTCGGGGCTTCCTTCAACAACTGTTGTCGCGTGATTTCAGATTTCATCGGGTAGAGTCCGTTTGCCGCGTCGTTTGTTGGGTCGTTTCATCCCGAATGCGCCTCCGATTTCATCGCCGAATCCACGGCGGATAAGCCACTCCTTGTACTTCTGATCGAAGTAATCGAAGTCGATTCGGATTGGTGTTTCATCGGCATCTGCCACTCTGATCGTTGCGGGTTTGTTGAGGTTGGTCATTTGTATATCTCGGTTATGTGTTTGTATTGTTGCTCGGCTTGGCCGCAGTGGTAGCAGAGGTCATTCCCCCCGTCACAACCGCAGCCGACAGTCTTGAAGAGAACCTTGGCCAAGAATTGGTATTCTGCGATGGCATTCCGCAGGGTTTCGATGTCGGTTTCTTCCGCTAACAGTTTTGTTTGTTCGCTCACCTTCCGCCTCCCAGAGCATAGTGAAGGATCAGAAGTGCATCGCAGTTGCTCAAGGTGACTTCGAGGTTCGGATAGAGTTCCTGCGCCTTAGACCTCAGCTTACGCTTCCATTCTGGCCCTGTCGCACAGGATTTGCGTCCGCCTAGGCCAAGCGGTTCTTGCCAGACCTTCGGCTCGACTCGATGCAGCGCATAGCCTTGAGCGTAGCCTAGACCCTGAATGATGCCGTAGTTCTCATGGAGCGTCGCCATGCTCGCGGACGATGTGAGCTTGCTCACGAACTTCGGAACCTTTTCGACCCATAGATGGCTATCTGCTAATTTGAACTCCATTAGTAGTTTGGCCATGTCGGGCAATGACTCAGGCATCGAGTAAAGGAAAATGCCATGATTCGTGTTCACGGCTAATCCGCCGCCAACACCTGGATCGACCGCTACGATTGATTGATTTGTTTTCATTGATTCCTCCTGATCTGACCGCGCTTCACCTTCGAAATCCATCCAAGGCTGACCGCGTAGTCTTCCGCAATCTGTCGGTATGTCTTTCCACCTTTGAGGTCTTGCAAAACCTCCTCAACTACTGCATTCGGAATGTGTCCGTTCAATGGGACGTAAGTGTTTGTTTTCATGTTGTTAATAGCACAGGATTGTTACTTGTTCCGCAGCGATTCGAACCGCTGATTTTGTTGCTCCGTCCTCGCTCCATTTCTCGACCTTCACACGGCCTTTGACACGCACCAGCGCGCCATTGGCGACTTCCATGATCTTCTCAGCCACTTGTCCCCACGATGACAACTCGAACTCATCGAAGTCTTCGTGGAATCGGCCATCTGCATCCGTCCAATGGCGAGCGATTGAGATGACCCGTCGGACCATCAATGCGCCGCTCTTGGTTTCTGTTTGTCGGCTGATGCCTCGTAGTTCTCCGATCAGATAAACTACGTTCTCTGTGGGCGTGGCAGTATCATTTAATGTCGTATTTGATGCACTCATTGGAAAACGCAACCTAGTTGACGGTAGCATTCCATTCGCTTCTTTGCGTGGTATGCTCCGATGGGGTGGAACTTGTCAGAAAAGTCCAGAATTGTCGCACAGTTTTTGGAATCTGTTTTCCGTAATGCGCGGCTCGCTCGCTGGATCGTCTTCTGAGACGACCTGCCACCGCTGACCATGATCAGCAGCTCGACATTCGGCAGATCCAATCCTTCGTCGGCCAATGATGTGGCAATCATGGTCCGCAGGTTTCCGGCCTTGAACTCTTCCATCGCCGCCTTGCGCTGTTTCTTGCCGATCTTCGAATGGACAAGGAGCGAACGTGGAATGGCTGCTTCGTACTCCTCGCCCAGCGTGATGCGCGGGATAAGGATGAGCGTCTGCATGTCGAGGTGTTCAATCGCGTAGTTGATGGCGTACTGATTGCGCACATCATTCTGGCAGATGCCGATGTCCACTAGGGATTCCCAGGCGCACATGCGTTTTAATTCGTCGTCACTTATTCGCATGTACCGCCGTCTTGTTACAAAAAGCCGGTCGATGTTGTCGTCGATCTTCTGCTTCAGGTTCAGATCGGTGGCGTCGGAAAGGTGGAGGTAAGCGTCGGCCAATGAATCGCCGATGTCGCTTCGCTTGATTTCGTAGGTGCGATTGTAGAAGAGCCTTCGCGTTACGGCGTTGCGTTCTGGATCGTCGCACCAAGGGGTTGCGTCGAATCCGTAGTGCAGCCCGTTACAGGACTCGATGATGCGACGCCATCCAGCGGCAGGACTGTGCTTCGCTTCGTCCACTATAAGAAGGTTCTTCTCGCTGAAGTCTACCGACTCATGCGGACAACGAACGTCTACGATGCTGTCAGCAATTCCCGCGACTCTCAACGATGTGCGCGCTTGCTGACATGTCTCGCGTGTTGGAGCAAGCCATCCAAACCACATGTTAGGATATAATTCGTGGTAATGCTTGATGATGCTCGCGGCAATCCATGTCTTGCCGCTGCCAGCCGGTGCGATGATCAGGCCGTCGCTAGTTTTGGCCCACTCTACTGCGTTCTTTTGGTAGTTTCTCAGATTCATAGTTTTAGGAAATTTGCCCCTCCGCCCACTGCTTCATAGCGAGCGAAGGGTATTGTGCCGCCCACACGGGAGGCTTCGCCGTCAAGCGTTAGATGCCGATGAAGTGCGTGGTTCTTGCGTGACACGCTTTCCATCGATCATCTTTCGCAACGCCTGGGTAGCGAGAAAGCCGATTTTGATTCCGTTCTCTTCGCAGTACTTGCGAATCTCTTCATGCAGATCGGAATCGATGGTGATGACTGTCTTCTTGTTTTTGGTTTTCATGGTTTTTGCTCCTTACACTGCTTCATTGCTGCGTCGATTGCGGCTCGAAGCGTCGGCCAATCAGATGTATTGATTCCGATCTTCCCATAGCCTTCCATGCTTTGAGATATTTCTACGAACTCTCCTGCGGCTTCATCGACTATTTCGATTTCGGTTGCTGACTCTGCAAAGAGTGGACTTCCGTCTGGCAAGACTGACCACTTAATCGGTCGGGTTATGAGTTTCATGGTTTCAACGCCTCAAAGGCTATCTGAGATTCGGTCGAACGGTTGCCACGGTAGTCCTGATCGGCGATTCGGCGGAGGGCGGATTCTAGGTGGCGGATGCGGTCAACCAGATTGAGAGTGTGTATGTTCAGCTTCTTGAACGATTCGTTCGCCGCTTTCAGTTCTTGCTGAGCCTTGTCATTCTGTTTCTCAAGGCAGAATGCGTAGTCGTTTTGATAGTATTTTCGGCCACAATGCATTTCGTCTCCACCCGCCGTTATTGTCATTGGCCAGCCGCATTTTTCGCAAGTATCGCTCATGGCTTTGCCTCCTTAGATTGTTCCCACATTACGGAACGTGGTTCGTCGGTGTAAAAATGTTGCACCATCATGTCCCCCGCTTCCTCCATCTGCTTGATGCGGTCCTCCAGTTGCTTGATCCGATCCTCCCGCTTCCTGACCTCCAGAGCGATTGCGCGGAGTTCGCGGGAGTCGGTGTAACTAATGCCAGCCGCCACGATCAGTATTCGTTCTTCGATGCTCACAGCTTGTCCTCCTTTGCTTTGCACCATTTATGGGACAGGAATGGATCGTCTCCAAGATTCCTACTGTTCGACAACCATCTTGCCATTTCATCACCTACCTCCTCCATCCGCTTTATCCGCTTTTGAGTGCCGGTCAGCTCTCGCTTCAAAAGTCCCATGACATTTGAGCCAAGCAGAGCAGGATTCTCTCCGATTACTCCTTCGTACATTTCCTCCAACTGCTTGATCCGATCCTCCCGCTTCCTGACCTCCAGGGCGATTGCGCGGAGTTCGCGGGAGTCGTACCAGTTTGGTCCTTCAGCGATATTTAGGATTCGTTGCTCTACACTCACAGCTTGGCCTCCTTGGCTTTGGTCCAATTAAACGCTGATACCTCGCATTGATCTGACGTGTACCAGTCTTTTCGAGTGTTATTCAGGATTGAAGCCATCGCATCCCCCGCCTCCTCCAGCCGCTGGATGCGGTCTTTGAGTTGAGTTATCAACGCGGCAGTCTCGGCGGAATACGACTGCGGCTGAGGTGGTTTATACTTCACAGCTTGGCCTCCTTGGCTTTGGTCCACTGCTTAATGGCTTCCGATTGCAGGAAACTGATGTCTCCCGTGTTTTTTGGGCAGAAATACCACAGCAACGCATTACCCGCCTCCTCTAGCCGCTTGATGCGCTGATTGGCTGCGTTGAGTTCGCGTTCGATGTCGCAACCAGTTTGCCAAATGGCTCCGTCATCATGTGCTGATTCGTCCATCCTCGGCGTATCGCCGACCATTTTGTTGGTGTCACCAAGATGGTTCATCGAGGAGCCTCCTCCACCATCTGGTAGGTGGCTGCGAATATATCAGGCTTGCACGGATAGTGTTCTCCCTTCACGCCAGTGATGATCCAATCGCCGGGAGTAACTACATGACCTCCTTCAAGAGTCTCTACCCATCCGTTTTCAGGTCGGATGCATGTTGCTGGCTCTACTGCTGGATGATCGCCATGCTTGAACCATTGCGTCGCCTCAATGATAATTGGTTTCTTGCGGTATTTCATAGCTTGACCTCCCTCGCTTTGAGCATTGCGTCGGCTGCTTTGTAGGCGTTCGCTGCGTCCTTTTCCCAGCTTTCGCCCCCTCCATCAGCCAGCAACCCCTGCAACGCCGCCATTGCGAATTCGTCGCGCAGGGTTTTGGTCGTTGTAACTGACACTATCGGGTAATACGGCGTTGGTTGATACGGAAGCGTTATGCCTCCTTCTGTTTTCTGTGCAAGCGTTGCCGTCGGAAACGCCGGTCCTCCGTCGTTGATTGGTTGGTTCATTTCGCCTCCTCCCATTTACCAATCGTGCGGAGGAAAGCCTCTGCTCGTTGGGATGCGGTGGCGTGAAATACAGCAAACTGTCTGTCAGCCGGGAAGACTTCTGGCGTTGCACCCATATAATAGGTTCGATTGAGTCCAACAGATCTAAAAAGATAATTTACATATTGAATATACAGATCTGTGCTTAGTATAAACTTCTCCGCCTCATGCATGGCGTTGAGGTCGTTGAGGTAGTCGGGGATTCCAGCTGAGCCGTAATCTTTACCTATTGGGAACCATGAACCATCAGGCCGTTGGACTCGGCCATGCGCTTTAGCGATAGCAATGCGTTGTTGTTCTGGATTCATTTCGCCTCCTCCACGACCCCACACGGGAGCCACGTTTTACCGCCGTCGGTGCTGTGTTCGTTTTTATCAAGCCACATTTCCCTGTCGCATTGGGAACTCACCCATTGGATGAGCGCTCGGTCTTGCGGGTTGCGTTTGCTCCTCATCCACGCCCCCAACGGCACCTCATCCGCAGTCCACGGGCGGTAAGTCGGATCGGGAATCACGCAGTAGTCCTTCTGCTCCCAGTTCCATGTCGGGACATATAGGATGCCCAACACAGGCTCTGTGGACCTCCTAGGACGAGTTCCAATTTTCTTACCGTTTGCGTATGCAATCATCACGTTTGCAGCTTCCAACACTTCTTGTTTAGTCATTTGTTCTCCTTTGCTTTGGCCCACAGTTCAGCGGTTTGTTGAGTAGCGTAAGGCTCCATCATATCTCCTGCCGCTATCAGCATTTTGATTCTGTCGTTTGCTTGGTTCAGTTCGTTCTTAAGTTTTCCAATCGCATGATGCGTGTGCTTCATGTTCACTTCGTTTTCCAATTCAATGATTCGCTTGCGAGCTTCAAGGAGTTGACCTTGAAAGCTATTGTTATTGTGTTTCTCGGCAATGTTCCTCCAATAACAGACATCACACAGGTCTTCTCCAGAGCCGTCTCGCCCATGACAATGGTGATTGATTGCGTAAGAATAGCAGCGTTTGCAATTCACGGACTCACCTCCTTCGCTTTCCACCATCTGTTGACGTTTTCCATGTCTTGGTTGTCTCGGAGGATTTCATCCCCAGCGTGTTGCAGAAGTTTGATTCGTTTATTCTGCTCCTCCCATCTTTCGTAGAGCAGAACAACTTTTCGATTAAGCATATTAATCTCGGAGTTGGCTTCGTTAAGCTCATCCTCTAGTTGTTTCGCAAACGGAGCATTTACCCATTGGGAGTATTCAAGAATGACGATTCGTTCGTCGGTGCGCGGTGTGTCGCTAACAGACTTTATGACTGGGTCGCTCCCTTGAGTTGGTGTGTCGTTGATGGCTTGGTTAATTTGGTTCTCGGATTCACCGATGAGTGGCGGGACGCTGTCAGCCATCAGTACAGCCAATTTTGCGATTCGGGCGTACTCGGCTTCGATTGTTTGTTCGATGTTCATTGCTTGTCCTCCACTTTCACCATCTCAACAAAGTTCAATCGGTTCTTTTCGTTTATCGCGATACCCAATCCGTTGCGACGACAGTACAACTCGATTGCGTTGTAGACCTCGTCCATTGTCTTTTCTGGTAGGTAGAGGGATAGAAGCCCCATGAATGTCAGACGGTATTCCTGCTCTTGGTCTTTGGTTTTCTTGCTCACTTTGTTTCCTTTCGCTTGATGTACTCTTGAATAGCTTCGTCGGCCACTCCTTGCATGTTGTAGCCGTTCTTTTGAGCGTACGACTTCAACTCGGCATGAGTCTCAGGACTGACCAACACAAACTTCACCGGCTCTCGAACTCGCTTTGGTTTTTTATCGTTCATTGTATTCTTAGGTTTTGAGCGTTATCGCGGAATGCGCTCCCCTCCGTGCTGCTTCTTAAAACGGCTTCTCTTCAGGTAAGAGCGGAGCCGCTGCCTTCATGTTCTTCACACGGTACGTCTTCTTCTTCTCGCCATTCAATTCGTACTCCTCAGCACGAACAAAGATGGCCAACTCCAATCCGATCATCGACCGGAGGAACGCAGCGTAACTGCCCTTCTTGCCGAGGAAATCCACTTCGGTTCCGTCCGGCACGTTATGATTCGTCGCTGCCACAAGCTGATTGACTCGGAACCAGACATTCTCCTGGTTGATGAAACGGTCGGAGATGCTCGATCCGTCCTCGGTGACAAACGTCACCTTGCAGACCTCTCGACCCTTAGCGTCAAGACTCTCTTCGACCTTGGTGACGGTGACGGTGTATTCACCTTCTGCGTTGATGTAATTGCTGCCTGCGTCTTTACGATTTACGGTAAACATGGGTTCTGATTTTGTTGTTATTGTTCGGATTTATTCAAGACCCACTTAGGGCATGAAAGGGTTTGCACGGCTGTTGGGTATGCTGGCCAACTATCCAGTGCTTTGCATTCGTGGAGCAGCGTGATGGCCTTCCTGCGAAGGTTCGCACCGGCCTGAATCCATTCGGCGTCCAGCTTGTAAATGCCGACCGCATACGGTGCCTTACGCTCGACGGCGACGAAGATGAAGTTCTCGGCCCCAGTCATCTCCAGATAATGCGCGGCCTGAATGTGGTAGCCGAAGCTCGTCACGGTACGGCTGAAACCTTCAACCGTCGCGTCGTCGGTCGTCTTAATATCGACGAGCGTGTCGTTATCGACCCACAGATCGGGACGCGCCTTGAGAGGTAGGCCAGTCTCCTCATCTTGAGCGAAGACGCTCGCCTCGATCTTGTGCGGCAGATTGATGATGTCCCAGAACGGATGTCGGCGGACGCTGTTCGCGACGCCCTGGATGTCGATGTCTTCGGCGTGAGTCATGTGGATGCGGCTCTTGTGCTGCTCCTTCCACGCTTTGCCTTCTTTCGTACGACCGTCGATGTCAGGCGGAACGACCGCGACGACCTGCGAGTACAAGTGCGGTTCGAGAACAGCAGTGTGAATCGCCGTACCCATCTGCATCGCTTTCGTCGGCTCCTGATGCTCCTCCAGCGCGGCTTTGTAATGCGCCGGGGACTTTAGGATCTTGGACATCATGCTCTTCGATAGAGCGTCAACGGCATGGTACTTCTCAGCGGCCATGTCGAAGTTGATGTGTCGGTTTAGAATGCTCATTTTAACCTTGGGTCAGAATTTCCTCGTCGGTCGGCCAAGTTGTTCCTTCAGTCTTTGACCAGAAGTTCTTGGCAACATCTTCATTTCCACCAGCAAGACGCAGGTACTCAGCCTTCCGCTCAGCGCGGACCTTTGCGTTGTACGCCTCTTGACGCACCGCACTGTACTTCTGAATGCAATCTTCGCTCACCTTGTCGAACTCTTTGTCGTCTTGAAAGTATCCCTCAAACTTTGCGGCCTTTTGAGAACCTATTTCGACACCCACATATTTCGTCACCACTTCAGGTTTGTCGTTGGTGATTTTAATCGTTGGATTGCTGTAGCTGCTTTCTTCAATGCAGATCATTCCTTCCAAGGCTTTCTCTGCGAGTCTCTCATCGAGGAACGCAAAGTTTGAGTTGTGGTATCCGATCTTGAGGCTAAACACCTTGATGGCCTCTGCGGGTTTCTGATAGCCGCGCCACTCGCTGCGACGCAGTGCTTCGGACAATGTAATCGGCGGCTTGATGCTTCGCTCGATTGCTTCTAACAGAATGGAGTCGTTCAACTCCTCGTTGGTCAGATCGAGGATTTCGTTTCGGCTAAGTTGGGAAAATGCCTTCATGGTTATTTTTTGAATTATTCGGTCGGAGGGTTGGCGAACGCATTAGCCTTGGAGATGAAACCATCCGCATCAGCGATGATCATGTTGGCCACCTTGGTCGAGACATCGCGGAAGTTCTGACCTTCCTTGATCAGGTTCTTCGAGAGGAGGAACGCATTCGCTGCCTCAGAATGTGGCTCAAGAATCTGCTCCAGCTTCTCAACCAACGAGAATGACGGTTCCGGCGTCACATTGACCGTCTGGCGCGTCGGAGCGGTCGGAGCGGGCGTTGACGGCGTGGCGAAGTCGGCGGCTTCCTCGGGCGAATATAAACCGGCGACAACTTCAGGTGCGAGCATTCGAATCGCCTTCGAGATGCAGCGCGCACGGAGCATGGCCGACGGATCTTTCTGCCAGCCGCTTCCAGGCTTAGCCGGTAGCAGGCCAGCAACCTTCGCGTCCTCTGTCGTGAATCCGATTTCGCATTCGTTGCCGTCATACTTCCAGACGCCAATCGCAGCGGTCGAATCGAACTGCTTCCAGATTACCTTGCCGCCGCGAGTACGGTATCCGGCGAGCATCGCATCGGAACGCATTGTCAGGGAGCCGTTCACCAAATGGAACTCTCGCTTGAAGTCGAACGGAGTCTTGCGCGTTGCCAGACATTCAAGGGCAATCATGTTGCCTTGCTCGTCCTTCTGGCAATTGAAGACACCGCTTCGCGCAATCCACGATCCTAACTCCTTGACCGCTTCAAGGGAGGTTCCAATGCGGGAGTAAAACTCCGCGCTGTCAGGACTGACCGAAGTCAGTGGTTGCGGTGGGGTCGGGGACGGTACTGCTACCGTCAGTGTGCTGTTGCTGTTCATTTGTATTCGCTGTCTGTTTTGGTTGTTTGCGCTGGTAGGGGTTCACAGCTCCGGTCATTGCTCGACTCTCAAGAATCGCCGCGATGTCGGCTTCCGTGAACAAAATGCGTCGGCCAATTCTCCTGTGCTGGATGCCGTCGGTGCGAACGATACGCCGTAGCGTCTCGCAGCAGATTTGCAGCATCGCGGCTGTTTGTTTGGCGGTATAAACTTTCAAGGTTGAAAAGGGTTGGCAACCGGATGTTCATCAAGGGTGAAAATCCAAAAACCCTGTCGCGAGTTCTCTTCGCGCTCTATTTCCGGTTGCCAAAAATTGGTCATCGTTGCGGATGTAGTGTTGCAGTTGTCTGGAGTCGTGTCAACGGTAAGTTGAAGATTTTTTTCAACGACCGTGCGCTGTCAGCCTGTCGTAGGTTTCCTTCAGGTAGGCTTCCTGCTCCGGCGTTCCGACAACTCCACTTGAGTTGAGAAAACCGACACGCTGATTCATCAGGTGCTTCTTCCGGCCAGCCCAGGTCTTGTCGTCCTCGTCATCGCCACGCCGGATCGTGTACGGACCATGCCCCAGCTCTAGCGTGTAGGTTTCGGCGTTCGGGTTGAACGGCTGCTGCTCCGGTTTTGGCCCGAAACCTTCCCATTCGGAATCGTCGCCACTGGACTCAAGCGATTCCTCGATATCGTTGATCTTCTTGGTCGTGGCTTTCATCATCGCCTCAATCGATCCGAGGCGTTTGTTGATCTTTTCAACGGTGGAGAAGAGGATGTCGATCTTTTGGTCAGTCATAATTTTTCAGGTTTAGTTGCCGGATGAGCTGTTATTTGCGGAAAGGTTGCGGTACTGGGCGAGCAAGTCGTCGATAGATGAATCGGCCACAGGTTCCAGATCAGGTTCTGGTTCGGCTGGTTTATCCTCGTTTACCTTCTGCTTCCTCTTGCGCTGCTTCGCCTTGCGAAGGGCATTGATAGCCTTCCAAAGCTGGGCGATTTCACGCCGGATGTCCGAGAACTTGCGCGACTCAAGATCCTTCTGAGCCTCCTCATCGGTCGGTTTCCAATCGCATCCATGCCAGACCCGCTGGATTCGATCAAACACCAGCACCTGACTCTTGACGTTCCGCATCGAGTTGAACGCTCGATTCGCCTCAGCCACTCCGCCGCCAATCGTCTGGACGATGTAGGCCAGTAACTCCGACTTCTCCAGAATCGTGTCGTGCCTCTTGGGCGGCATGTCTCGGAACGTCGCCCGAAGCGTGGAACCATTTGGAAGGTAACTCATAATAAAAAACAGATAACTATCTTTTGTCCTCTAGTCAACACAAATCTACCAATGGCTATTTCAAGGTTATCCTTGGTCTACCTAGCTCATCTAAAGATAAGCCTCCCCTTTCTAAAAAAGGGGAGAGGCTTATTCCGAAAACGGAATGCTTGCGCGCCGCCTTTGGAGGCGGTGCCGCTTCCGTTTCGGAAATGGATATGTGACGAGTAATCGTCGCATTGTGGGTCATGTGGGCCATTGCGAATGCCCCGCAATCGATCAGAAACGCCCCGTAGAGCGTTCGGAGGTGCGAAAGTGTGTTCGGCTACGGTTTGGCTTGTCGCGACGCTAGAATCGAATCGATGAAATGACATGGGTTTGGATGCGCTAGATTGGCCGACCAGAAAGTTATCTGGATCGGAAAGTTAGATGGACGATTTCGGTTTCAT